TACCTTTCCCGTTACGACGAGAAACCAGAGAAACCAACAGAACAACTATGATCAACATCACAGAAAACAACGAGGTAATGCGCGATGACGAAATCATCGGGCGCATTGTCGATGACACCATCCGCGCATCTGACAAAATCAGCGGGCGTATCTTGGGACAAATCCGAGACATCGCAGCAAATCCTAACCTGAAAGTCGTCATCACTGAGCCAGTGCATGAGGAACCAACGGAGGAACCAACCGACAAGGAATCCTTGTCAGTTCAAGCGCCTGTTCCCTCGCGCTGGGATGTAAGCGGATTTGGTAACTACTACGAGAACCCGCAGCAATTCCAGCTTCGGTTCGTCAACACTTACGGGCCAAGTGAATTCAATTATTGGAAAGAAATCAACGTCAAATAAACATCATGGAAACAACAACACAATCCACAGAAACGACTGCGCTCGACACGCAGATCACACCAACGCCGGCGGCACCAGACATTGCGCCATCAGCGGTCACTCGTCCTGATTACATTCCAGCCAAGTTCTGGGATGAAGCCAAAGGCGAGCCGAAGGTCGATCAACTCGGCGCATCTTATCAATCGCTTGAGAAGGCATTCTCTGAAAAGCGCGAGATCAAGATACCTGGCGAGAAGGCAACGCCAGAACAAATCGCCGCTTACCGAGCCGAGGTGCGTAAAATCACCGGCGCTCCTGAGAAGCCAGAAGACTACGGACTTCAGGCACCAGACAACCTGCCAGAAGGCATGGTCTGGAACTCTGATGCGGCAACGAAAGCGGCGACGATTGCGGCAGAGTATGGCATTCCACCAGAGGCTCTGCATAAGCTGATTGATATCAGCAATGAGAACCTCGGCGGCATGATTGCCAAGTCGGCTGAAATGGAAGCGCAGCAGATTCAAGGCGTGATCGATAGCATGAACACAGAGTGGGGCGTAGATGCGCCAAACAACTGGCAACGTGCGGCTCGTGGTGCGCTAGCGGTCGGTATTGACATCAAGAGCAGCAAGCTAGCATCGGATCCTGAATTCATCCGCGCCTCATTGGCGATTGATAAGTTTCTGCGTGAAGATTCGGGTCTGATTAGCAGTGACAATGCTACCGCTACTTACCAAGAGCAAGCCGAACGCATCCGCAAAGGCGACGACTACCAGGGCAAGAACGGTGCCGAGAAGCAAGAAGCTGCATTAACCCAGCTTCAGCGGTTGCATTCTGCCGCTACTTCCTAGAATTTGAGGTGCTGCGTTGTGTCGGCGTTTTCGCGCTCGCTCTAGCGTCCTCAACATGAGCAAGGGTCAGGTCTTAATCGGCCTGGCCCTTTTTATTGGCAAGCATCTCAAAAATGAGAAAAGTTCTTGCTTTGATTCTCATTTGTGAGAATATCAGTCATCAGCCCTAGCAATAGACAAGCTGGTAGCCGGTCTACGAGGTCTTCATTTGAAGGCAACCAAGGAGCACTGGGAGCAACGACTTCCGACACTGTTCATTCCGAACAGTTCCACTCACCTCATTTCACCACATCCATATCATGGCTACCATTGACACCTTCTATCCAACAGAGTTTGAACGCTCTTTCACCCAGGCTCTCCAGCAGATGGATTCCCGCCTGCTCAATTCCGTTACTCGCGCCGATTTCACCGGCAAAAAGAAATGGTTCAACCTTATCAACGACTCCGAAGCTCAAGACGTGCTTGTCCGCAAGGGCGACACTCCTGATGGCGAATTCGACGGCTCGAAATACTGGCTAACCCAGCGCCCGAAGGAAAAAGTCACCGTCTTCGATGAGTTCGACAAACACTTCCTCGGCAGCATCGTTCTCCCAACGAGCGACGAGGTTCAGTCCCACGCGATGGCATTTAACCGTGCAATCGATGATGTGATCATCACTGCTTTTGACGCTACTCGCTACATCGGTGAAGACGGAACAACTCCAAATCAGTTCGACACTAACTACTCTCTCGCCTCGACCTACGTTGAGAACGGCACGAGCGCAGCTAGCGGTCTGACCATCGGCAAACTCCGTCGGGCTAAATACCTGATGGACTTGGCCGAAGTGCCAAACGCTGACCGCATGCTTGTTTGCGGTGCTCAACAGGTGCAAGACCTCCTTCGCACCACGGAAGTCACCAGCGAAGACTACAACAGCGTCAAAGCTCTTGTGTCTGGTCAAGTTGACACGTTCCTTGGCTTCAAGTTCCTGGCCTCACAGCGCCTTGCACGCGATACCAGCACTGACATCCGCTCTGTGTTTGCCTTCCACAAGTCGGCAATCAAGTTTGCAATGTCTGACCGCAAGGTGCAAATGGACATCCTGCCTACTCGCCGCCACGCCCTCCAGATCCGCTCGACCATGATGCTCGGTGCTGTCCGCACTGAGAATGAGAAGGTTGTTCGTATCTATTGCGATGAGTCCCCATAACCACTAAGCTGAGAGGGGCGGTGTAAAAGCCGCCCCTTTCTAAACCTACCCACTATGGCCGAACGCATTACATACCAAGTCAGTATCAAACCTGGCCGCAATACAATGGATTCTACCGCCCTTGAAGGAGGCGCGGAAGAAGAGCTTGTTATTGATGCCACAAATATCGTGGCGCTACGTCGCTTTATTCGGCAGATTGCTAAGGCATCAACAACGCCAGTCACTGACATTGTTACTGCAATCAATGCAATCGCCGATCCTGGCTACCCAATCCCGACAATCTAAACACCCGTTAAAGTTCAACACTCAATAAAATACCATTATGGCCGCACTTACAAATACTACCCTCTTCACCAATCAAGCCGCTGCGCTTCTTGATGGCTCCGAACGTCCAACACGTTCGCCAGCATCCCTCACCGGAGGCACATTGAAATGCCTTCTTGCCACATTCACCACTACCAGCACAAATGCTACTGGCGACACGTTTAGCCTCTGCTACCTACCAAAAGGCGCAATCGTATCGCGTGGCGACAGCTACGTTTCCTGTGTTGATCCTGGCACTACTTTGACGCTCGACATCGGCACATCTGCTAATGCTGACGTTTATGCAGACGGCATTGTTCTTTCTGATGGAAAGACTGTAACATTTGGATCAACTCTTGCTGGCACTGAAGCTGATTTGGCTTTTGTTGCAACAACTGACAACACGCCAGTTATTGTTACACTTGCAAGCGCTGGAACCGTTACTGGAGGCAACGTGCTTTACTTCACGATTGCTTACTGGGACTTCAACTGATTCTAAACTAACCAAAGAGCGGAGCGGTGCTGTTGCATTGCTCCGCTTTTTGTGTATTATCCCACTACTATGGCAGCAACAGCACATGAGATCGCGAATCTGGCAATTGCCCACCTTGGTGGACGTGCATTGACATCACTACAAAATGATAGCACGCAGCAAGCTGCAAGCATCCGTAAGTGGTGGAATCCCGAAGCTGTAACGCCTGTTTACACCGCGCTCGACGAGACACTAAGAGCGCACCCGTGGAACTTTGCAACAGCCCGCAAGCGGCAGACGATTACCTACCAGACTCTCGCAGGATCGGCTGTCACCAATCAAGGTGGTTTAATCAAGATTACATTCACAAGTCATGGCTACGTTACGGGTGATCGTATTTACGTCAAAGATGTGCAAGGCGTGACGGTTGCCAATGGACAATGGTATGTCACACGCATTGATGCCAACAATTACACGCTGGACGGCTCTGTATTTGCGGGCACTTACACGTCAGCAACGGGCAGCGTCGTCGGCATTCCTCAGTTTGCATACGATTTCCAGCACACGCCGCCAACTGATTGCTTGCGCCCAATCTCAATTAACGCCGACGGCGGGCAGAACGAGGATGATGGCTCTGATTTCCTGCTCGAAAAAGGAATGATCCTTTGCGACGACGAGACGATTAATTTGAAATACATCCAGCGCATCACCGACATCACAAAATACCCAGCCGATTTCGTGACTGCGTTCAGCTATCTGCTTGCTTCATACATTGCGTCTGACACCGCTGGCAGTAGCGGCAGGGCAATTGAGTTGCATCAGTTCTTCACGAAGGCCGCAGCACCACCGGCGAAGGCACGAGATGCCAATGAAGGAAAGGGCAGGCGCATCACTCCGTTTGATGACTCTCAAGTTGTCTTGTCGCGTGGAGGCTATTCACTATGAGTTCACAATTTCAAACGATCAAAGCAGTCTTTAACGGTGGCGAGATGTCACCGATCATGGATGGTCGCACCGACTCCGAGAAGTATGCGACTGGATGCCGGTTGCTCGAGAACTTTATGGTGCGGTCATACGGTGGCGCGTTTAAACGCCCAGGCACTCGTTTTGGTGCTGCTAATGCAGACGTAACAGGATGCGTGCGGCTGATTCCATTCCGTCGCTCAGTAACCTCTGGCTTTGTGCTTGGATTCAAGACAAATGCCATCAAGATTTGGTCATACTCTGCTGGCGTTTTTACGCTAAAGGCAACGCTTACGACTACTT